GTTTGCCGGTGCGGCGTTCGTCATGCCAAGCTGGCGACGGCTCGGTGGGACAAGGTGGAGCGGCTTCATTACGATTGCGCGACTTGCCGCCCCCGCCCTGCATCGCCCCGGTGCGAAAGCGGTGGCAAGCCGGGTTGCACTTGTGACATTTGTTGTTAATTAATTTACAGAAGGGACGCTATGGACTGGCAACCAATAGATACCGCGCCCAAAGATGGGACGGCCATTTTGATATTTGGCATGGGATATGACAGAAATCCGTTTGTTAGTGGCTGGCATTGCGGGCAGTGGGCCGATTATAAAACTTTCAAACACCCAATCCCGACACACTGGATGCCACTCCCCCCAAACCCTTTAAAATAGGCCATCTAATGCCCTGCTATATATTGACCCGCTTTGTTACGTTATTGGTCACATGAGAACGCAAGTCTGGTCTTCTGGCGGTGGAACGCAAAGCGCGGCTATTGCGGCACTTATTTGCAAGGGCGAATTGCGGCCTGACATTTCGGTGATCGTGGACACAGAGCGCGAAGTGCAGCAAACGTGGGACTATCACGATAGCGTTATCGTACCCGCGCTGGCCCAAGTTGGCGTCACATTGCACCGTGTCCCAAAGTCTAAGTATGCCACCGTTGATCTCTACGGCGGCAAAGACGGTGACGCGCTGTTAATCCCGGCGTTCACCAATAAGAAGGGCAAGCAGGGCAAGTTGCCCACCTATTGCAGCAATGAATGGAAATCGCGCGTTGTGCAGCGGTTTTGCCGGGATATGCTGCCGGAAGCGGAGGCGTTTACGCTCTGGCTTGGCATATCTCGCGATGAGTTTAACCGGATGCGCGGTGAAGGCGGCGAAGGCAAATGGACATACTGGCACCCGCTCATTGCCAAGATGATGAACCGGCATGATTGCGTCAGCTTGGTAAAATCTATGGGTTGGCCACCCCCCCCCCGGTCCCGTTGCTGGATGTGTCCCAATCAAGGCCCAGCGGAATGGGCCGATTTGGACAAAAACCACCCGGCTGATGCGGCCAAGGCAAAGGCTTTTGAGGCTGAAATACAGGTTAAAGACCCAAACGTGTACTTGCGAAACGCACTGGCAGAAGATGGTGATTGTATGTCTGGATTTTGTTTTACATAGGAGATAACGCCATGACACCCGAAACATCAGCCCGCCAAATGCTCGAAGAGCTAATCGAAAGCTGCGAGACAATTGAGCATTACCTTGATGCCATATGGGCGCAGCGCGCTCAAACCACGCCCGCCGCATCTAACGGCTGGCCGTTTAAACCTAGCTGCGGCGTCGAACAGCCCAGCAAGCTGAGGAAAGTTAAATGAAGGCCGCCGATTTTCTGTCTCAGGTTGCCCTTATCGTGCGCGAGCGCGGCGAAGTGTATGGCGACCCACGCGCCAACCTTGGCGACACCGCAGCCCGCTGGAGCGCCACGCTAGGCCATAAGGTGACGCCCGCTCAGGTCTGCCTATGCATGGTAGATTTGAAAATGTCTCGCCTGAAAGCGTCACCGCAGCACATTGACAGCTTGCAGGATATTGCGGGATATATAGCCCTGCTCTCGGAAATCATCACAGATTAAACGCCCCGCCCTTCCTCCTTTGGGGCGGTGGCGGCTCCCCCGGTGTGTGGCTTGGCGGTTCCGCCGGGGGGGCACCTAATCCGCCAGCATCCATGTTCCGGCCACACCTTCGCGCACCCTGTGTTCGCCCTTTAGCTTCATCAGCGCCTTGCGAATGCCGCGCGTTGCATTGTCCCGGCTCATTTTAGCCATAGGAATGGCGGCGTCTTTCATGGCGTTTTCCATGATCTGCCCGCCTTTGGCATCTGCCAGCATTTTCATTATTAAGACTTCGTACTTATTGCCCGCATCGTTGTTCTCGCGGATTGAGGCCACGGCATCATGGTAAACGGCCACAAGGCTGGAAATCTCCTCGTTTTCCTCATCCTTGCCTATGATCCGGCGTTCCAAATCGAAATAAAGGCCCTTCACCTTGTCCCCGTCCTTTTGCTTGGTAACTTCCAAGCGGGCGTTTAAAGCCTCCGGGTTGGACCGGAAGCAGCCCAGCAGGAAATCCACGTTGGCCGTGATGGCGCTCGACCCACGGGGGCGTTCGCTTGCGCTGTGGCCGCTGTGATGGATAACCAAGACGGTTGCCCCGAAAGGCTCGCGGATCTCGCTGTTTATCATCCTCAGATAGCTGGCGATATCGCTGGAACTATTCTCGTCACCGGCAAAGGTCTGGCTCAGGGTGTCAATCACGATCAGCTTGGGGATTTCAGGCAAGGCAATGATGGAAGCCCGCAGCGCCGCCACTTCATCCTTGGCCGACAACAGCAAGGGGACCGTGCAAACGTGGAAATTAGGGGGCGGTGGTATGCCGTCCTGCCAAGCCACAATTCGCTTATATATACCCGCACCACCTTCGGCGGCCATGTATCCCACGGCCCCAAAGTCTGTTTTGCGGCCCGTCCATGCCTTGCCGTTGGCTACAGACAGGCACAGGTCTAGGGCAAGGAACGATTTAAACGTGCCAGACGCGCCAAAGATCATGCCCATGCTATCGGCGGGGATCAGATGCTTGACTAACCATTTGATGTTCTTGGTACTTTCGCCAAGCTGGTCAATGGTCTTCCAATATGCGGCGACGTTTAGCGGCTCCTCTGGCTTAGGCGCGTATTTATCAGCCCCCTGCACCATGCGGACCAGATCAGGCCCAAACCGCTCGCGCCAACGCTCCAGATCCTCGCCTTCCTCTGGCGGCTTGGATGCCAGCATGACAGACCGCAGCAGATTGACTGTTGCGCCCTGCTTCAGCCCGCTGGCGACCAAGCTGGCCGACAGCTTCATAAGCGGGTCATGGTATGACCGCTGGTCAAGGTTTGGGTTAATGATGGCCTTGAATAGCTCTACAGCATCGCCAACGCCTTCAGGCTTGGGCTTGGGTGCGGCGACCCCGCTCTTGATGATGTCAAGATCAAGGCCAAAGGTTCTGACGGCATCAGCTAAAGAGTAGACTTCATCCAGCTTGTGATACAGCAGCCGGGTGGTCCAATGGCCGTTTTCGCGGTTCTTGGTGTTGGTGCCGACTGGCAACCGGGCGTATCTGACGGGGTTGTTGCCGCTGCTATCGGACTTGACATGGCCGCTGGCCCCCATTGCCCGCAGGACGGCATCTATTAAGGGGGCGTTCTGTGTGTCGGGGTCCGCTGGGTCCAGCATGACGCCGACTTGGTAGCTGCCCTTGGATGTCTCCAAGGCATAGGAATACGAGCCTACAAGGTCGTTTAAACCAGACGGTGATACGTCATCAGCCAGCAGAACGGCCAAGCGCCCGAAGCAATCCTTATTACGGCGCTTCTCACCGCCACGGGCAAGCATGACGCTGACGCAATAGTAATTGTTATCCTCGCCGCGCTTGTTGATAACGATCCTTTGCGACTCTGACCCTGACCACGAACTGCCCAGCCACACGCTAGGCGGAGCATCGCCGGGGTCACTCGCAAAAGATGTTGTCCAGCCATAATCATCCCGCAACCTGCCATAGATGGCAGACAGGAATTCTGAATTACGCATGATTGCCTCTGTTTAAACGCCGAAAAGGTCTCTTAGTCCGAGCGGGATTTTGCGCTTCTTGGCGTGGGCAATTAGGGCTTTCCAATGGTTCTGGGGGATTTTACCGGCTGTGCCGTCTTCGATTAACCAACGGCTGACTGAGCTTGGGGCGATGGCGAGGATTTTTGCTGTGGCTGTAACACCGCCGAGGCGGCGGATAACGGAATAGGCCGGTTCACAGCGGCCTTTGATATGTGACATAAAAAATCCTTTGGGTAGTGATTCGCTTAATATGCACGGCTGTAAACTGTGTGCAATAGACATTTTGTAAAATAAACATATTGTAGTTTCCGCAAACAGGATGCTACGCATAGCGCACCTGATTTGGAGACCGCCATGACAACAAACACAGAAGCCGAACTTGAACATCTGGCCGAGCGTTGGCTGATCGTCAAGGACGCGGAGCGGCAAGCTAATGCAGAACGCTTGCGTATAGAAGACAAGATTTTGGAACTGCACCCGGCCAAGGAAGAAGGGTCATCTAGCTGGACCATGCAGAATGGCTACAAGCTAAAGATGATCGGCAAGTTGTCCTACAAGGCAGACTTAGACATGCTGCTGGACATTATTGCCGAATGGCCTGAAGACCAACAACCCGTAAAGACTGAAACCAAGCCCGACGAGGCCGCGCTCAAGTTCCTGCGGGCCAACCGCCCCGACCTGTGGAAGCGTGTTGCCCCGGCGGTCACAACCAAGCCAATGAAAACCAGCATAACTATTGAGGAGACTGAATAATGGCCTTTGATCTAAAGAGCATACGCAAGAACGACGCAATGTCCGCGCCCCGCATTATGGTGTATGGCGTGGAAGGTATCGGCAAATCTACATTTGGTGCCGGTGCGCCCAACCCCGTCTATATCTTGACTGAGGACGGGCTTGGCTCGCTTAAGGTTGACCACTTTCCACTGGCAACATCGTTCCAAGATGTGATGGACGCCATTGCATCGCTTTACAAAGACAACCATGCGTTCGAGACTGTGGTGATCGACAGTCTGGATTGGCTCGAAGCCATTATCCAGCGCGAGATCGAGCAGAAGTACGATGCCAAGGACTTGGCCTACGGCAAAGGCAGCCTTATCGCTGCTGAACGCTGGCGGGAAATACTGGACGGCCTGAACGCCCTGCGGAACGATAAGGGCATGATTGTTATCCTGATTGCCCACACTACGATTAAACGCTTTGACAGCCCAGAAGTTGAGCCATATGACCGCTACCAGCCCAAGCTACAGGAACGCAGCAATGCTGTGGTTCGTGAGTGGGCCGATGCTGTCCTGTTTGCCAACTATAGAACCATCGTCAAGAAAGACGATGTGGGCTTTAACCAGACCAACAATCGCGGCATCTCGACGGGCGAGCGGTTGTTGTTTACGAGCGAGCGCCCCGCTTACATGGCGAAGAATCGCTACAATATGCCTGAAAGCATCCCGTTGTCGTGGGACGCATTTGCCGAAGCCATCAGCTAACCACAAGGAACAAACCAATGCCTGTATTTGACTTTGACGTTTCTACCTACGAAGCCCCCAAGCGCACCAGCTTTGAACCGCTGCCGCCCGGTGACTACAATGCCATGATCTCCAACAGCGAGATGAAGACGACCAAGGCCGGGACCGGCGAATATCTGGAGCTTACCATCCAGATCATCGACGGCGCGCACTCTGGCCGCCGCATCTGGGAACGCCTGAATGTCGTGAACGCCAACAAGGTGGCCGAGGAGATTGCCCGCAGCCAGCTTAACGGCATCAAGGCGGCTTGCAACATCGACAAGCTAGAGAGCAGCGAGCAGTTGCATGACATTCCGTTCGTGCTGTCGCTGGACATAGACCGCCGCGAGCCTACCCGTAACAAGGTCATGGGCTACACGTCAGTCGCCAAGGCCCCGCGCCCTGCCGTGACTTCTGGCAAGAAGCCTTGGGAGCGTAAGTGATGGAAATTCTAGTACTTAATGAATTAGAAAGCGGTTCTGCCCGTCATTTAAACAATGCGGTTAGTGGCGATGGCGACTTAGACATAGACGCAAGCGTTTCATTGCGTTCTATTGCTTTCAGCTTGAAGCGGATTGCAGACGGGTTAGAACATCCTTCATCTGGTGGGATCCCGCATATTTTGGATGCTATGTTGGATGCGCTGTCTGAAATAGCTTCTGCTTTACACCCCGAGGAGCGTAAATAATGCCCCCGCTGCCCGCATCCATGCACACCACGGCGCGCAAGATCTACGAATGGTATGAAAGCCAGAAGGAAGAACACCGCGAGCATCTTGGCGCGTCATTGATCGGGCATCATTGTGATCGTTTTCTTTGGCTAACATTCCGTTGGGCTGCGTCCCCTCATTTTGAGGGGCGCGTCCTTCGGTTGTTCAAT